AATCTTCTTCTGCAACAACACCCTTGAGTATTAATTGTGTTTTAAGGATATTATTAAAAAGATAATTAAATTTCTTTCGCAGCTTTTGAACAAATTTAGTGAATTTTACTTCATCTCTTGTTATTTCTGCCCCTCGGCCTAAACTAAACCCACTCTCTGTTTCTAATCGACTAACAGGAATATTTAAAGATCTATATAATTTCTTTTGAAAATATATAATATCATCTATTTCACCTAAATTCTGTCCGCCTGGTAAAGTTGTAATTTCGGTTCCTCTACCACCTTCTCTACGAGGCAACCAGTAATCTTCCAACATTGTCATTATTTTTCTATCATCTCTAACTTCTCCAGTATCCGCATCATAAATTAATTTATTCTTATAACGCTGCATAATATCTCTAAGATACTGTTCTGCTTTCATTTTAGGTAAATTACCAACATCAATGTAAAATATTCTTCTTTCTGGTGCTCTCGATATTCTGTAAATAACTAAAGAATCCTCAATCATTCTTAACTGATTTAATGATTTGATCGCTTTATGTAAATGTGAAATGACCATTTTTCTACCAGCATTGGTAACACCGGAACCAGAATATGCAATCATATCAGGAGCAATCTTCAGTTGCTTTTTAGAATAATCTCCAACTCCCATTTTATTAGGTTGATTGGACATTGGTTTATCCTGATACAAATAATATTCATAATATTCACCAGACATATCTTTCTTTAATATAGCTTCTCGAGGAATGCTTATCTCTGGTTTTTTTCTTTCTCTAACTTTTCTTATTTTAAGAGGATCAACAAATCTTAATTCTTGTAATCCCGCAGAAGGCTCAGCTGGATCAATAACACATTGATAATAAATTCTACCATCAACATACCATTTTCTAAAAATATCATAACCATTATTATTAATATCTAAAAGTCTCATAATCTCTGCAAATTCATCTGCAAATTTGTCTTTGATTTTATCTGTAACATTTAAATTATGTAACGCAATTGAAATCGCTGGAACATCTCTTCCAGTAACTATAGCCTCATTTACAATATCATCTATAGCCATATCGACTTCTGGTTGTAACACCATTGTTCTATATCTGTTAATAAGGTCTGCCTCATTTTTGGCAGTACCTTCCATATCAATATAAGTACCATAAGCACCACCCGCAGACATTCCATACGATGATGCTATATCAAACTGGCCTTCAAGATCATCAGGTTTAGCAAAAGCTAATAATTCTTTTTCTTCGTCATTTTTTCCGATCTTAAATCCAAATAAACTAAATTGTGCCATAATATATCCTATTGATTGTTTTATTTTTCATATACATTTCTCTAATAATCATCATCCATTGTTAAATCAAAATCATCCAACGCTGCATTCATTTCTGCCACACCCTGACGTCCTTCTTCTTCTGTGTACTCTGTCCTTCCAATCCAATTGTCGGCGCTGATGGAGGGACTCTCAGGCTTAGACTTTATATAATTGGTTGTATAATATTGATATTCGAATGTTGCTGTAAATTCTTCGATTGCATTTGTCGTATCCCAAGAAACAGGAATATCTGTTAATGTTAATGGATATAGCCCATTAAATGTATATTTTTTTAAAGGATTTCCATTTTTTGAAAATTGAGTCAATATAGCTGAAGATTGATAATCGAGTGGCATGTTCTCTCTTCCTCCAGTAGATTGTACTCTTGTTCTTCCAAGTTTCACGTGTCCAGAAATATAATCAGACCATCTTTCTAATGCATTTCTTAATTTAAAATCTTCGCCATTAAGAAAGGTACATGTCCATTGTGGATATGTTCTTTCCCCTGCAAATTTAAAAACTCTACCAAGATAATTTACTGTTGTGGAAGTTGATATAGATGCTGGAAGAAATGTTGTTTTAATGTTATAATTTGTTCTAGTAGTAGATGTCCAAGGCCACTTGATATCCACTTCAAATAGGTTAGGTGACGCACCACCATATTTTAGCGCTTTTGATCTAAAGTCTTGAACATTGAATGCCACGAGTTACCAACCTGTAAAGTGTTTAAAATTATTAACTATTTATAACTATTTATCACGCAGTGGCAACGGCTGCAATAACATCACCCTCTCCTGCGGCATTTCCAACGTCAGTTGTTTCTAGAAAATAATCGTATCTCCAAGTTACAGTAAATTCTTGAAATCCTTCTGTGCCCCAATCTAATGCAATATCACTTATATTTACTGGCCAAGCCTGTATTAACTTATAAGTTATTGTTTTTTTACCTTCTTTGGTTAATTGAGAAACAGATAAATCTCTATAATCAGAAGTAGTTTTATTATATGGTCCATATGTTGCATCTCTTGCTCCATCAATCATTCCCGCCATTTGTCTCATCCATTGTATTAACAAATGTCTTATTTCACCATCATCATTTAAAAATGTCGTGTTCCATACATCATAGGTTCTAACTCCTGGAAGTTTAATTGCTCTTCCTCGATAATTTACGGGAATTACATTAATATTTGTTCCTGGTAATGATGCCGCTCTACAATGTAACAAAAAATTTGTTCCTGAGAAACTTCCGCCAATTTCAAATAGCGTAGGTCTCGCTCCCCCATCCGCTAAAGCGGTTTTAATATCATTAACGTTAAATCCTGTACTAGCCATTATTTCTCCTTTTGTTTATGCAACTGCTCCGCCGGCAACAGTATTTATATTGTTCACCTTATTATCAGCTGTAGATAGTACTGGTCCAGAATAAGAATACTGCCAAGTTATAGTAAATGTTTCTATAGTATTTACTGAATCATGACTTAATTCGATTGGTGATATATTATTCGGCCATGCGCCATGTAATTTCATACTATCAATAGTACTATTATCGCCGGATAATGAATAAGCTTTAACTAATACTGTTCCCAACATCGATGAATGGGGAATCGACCATTTTCTTACATTCCCCTCTGCACTGTTCATAGCTTCTATCCATTTTTCAATATTTGTTCTAACTTTCATACTTTCATCATTTAATACTGTGCATGTCCAATCGCCAAATGTGGTATCTCCTGCAAAGAAAACCTGCCTCCCGTAATAAGAAACAGGAATTTCTCCATTAATATATCCTGGCATAACCGTTGCATTTACTAGAAAATCTAATTTGTCCGTTGAATCTGACTGCTTCGCCATTCCTGCGTCTTTTACCGCGGTTGTTGGTAATGTCATTGTACATGAAAATAAATTAGATCTCGCCCCTGAGGCTTTAATTGAACTAATAAAAGTATTAA